AATCAAAATGTCATTGAAGAAACCTATAGACAGACAAGAGAAACTGGTGTAATGTCCAGAACTGGTTCTAGAACCATTGTTACTGAGCAATTCGATAGAACTTCTGTTGGCGATAGAGTTGTAAGTAGAAATGTTGTTCCTTACATGAGGTCTAGAAATGTTCAATTTGAGGCTAAGAAACTCAAACCACTGACAAGACTTTACGCATTTTTTGATAGTGCTAATGTAACTAAGTTCTGTGTACCCAAGTTGCTGGAAATTTCCATGACTTCGGGAACTTTTGAAGTTGGAGAAACTGTTGTTGGTTCTATAATCAATGCAGGAACTGGACCCCATAATACAAATTCGCCAAGAATTACATTCAGAGTTGCTCAAGCAAATCATAAGTCTGGTCAATATGATTCTCCAGATAGAGTATATCGTTTTAGTCCATATAACTCACAACCATTACCTGAAGCATATTCATCAACATCCACGATTCTTAATGTAGATACATTCTCTCTCGCAAACCAACCACAAGGAGATTTCTTCGGTTATGTCGAGAGAAACATGACTCTTGTAGGCAAAACTAGTGGGGCTCAAGCAACAATCACTGATGTAAAACTCATCTCTGATATTACATCATCACTTCAAGGAAGTTTCTTTATTCCTGATCCAAATGTAAGCACGAATCCAAGATTTGAGACGGGAACAAGAGTTCTCACATTTGTCAACAGTAGCACTAACAATCAAGAAACTGCAACAACAATTGCAGAGGAGGGATATGTATCCAGTGGAACTATCGAATCTATTCAAGAAAGTATCGTTTCTGTCAGAAATGCTAGAATTCAGAACAAACTTGAATTTGATAGTAGATCAGTTTCTAGAACAACTGGAACTCAGTTAGTTAATAGTCGCACAATTCTTAGTCGTCCAATTCAACAAAGAGTTCATTATTGGTACGATCCACTTGCACAGTCTTTCTTGGTAGACGATGATACTGGAATTTATCTCACCAAGTGCGATATCTTCTTTAGATCAAAAGATGATTCTGATGTTCCAGTAACTCTTCAAATCAGGACTATGAATAATGGTCTGCCAACTCAGAAAATTCTCCCATTCTCTGAAGTAACTTTAGACCCAGATCAGGTCAATATTTCTGGTGATGGATCTGTTGCAACTACTTTTGAGTTTAAAGCACCAGTTTACTTAGAGGGTAGAGGAAAAGATTATGCTATCTGCGTCGCATCAAATTCTACCAAATATAGTGTATATGTTTCAAGGGTTGGTGAAAATGATCTTCTCACCAATACATTTATTTCTAATCAACCATATCTTGGTTCATTATTCAAGTCTCAGAATGCATCTACTTGGGAACCAAGTCAGTGGGAAGACCTTAAGTTTACTCTTTACAGAGCAGACTTTATTGAGAATGGTTCTGTAGAGTTCTACAATCCACAACTTAAAGAGGGTAATGGACAAATTCCTACCCTTCTTGGCAATGCACTTTCCATGAACTCTAAGAAAATTAGAGTTGGTCTTTCTACGACATTCAATGATCCAGATTTGACAATTGGCAATACGGTTATCCAGATTGGCTCAGATGCTACCGCTAATTTCGTAGGAACTGCAGGAACTGCTGTTGGAAATATGAATGTGATCAATGCTGGTATTGGTTACACTGGACCATTTACATATACTGGTGTTGCTCTCACTACAGTAACTGGAAATGGTAGAAATGCCACAGCAGATGTTCAAGTGACTTCTGATGGAACTATCGGATTTGCTACAATTTCAACTCCATCTGGAGGTGGTTCTGGTTATCAAGTTGGTGATGTTTTGGGAATCACTACCATTGGAACTAATAATCTTGGTGCTGGAGCTAGACTCTCTATAACATCTATAGGAAGCAGCAGTGAACTGATTCTCGATAATGTCCAGGGAGACTTCCTCACTGGTGTTGGTAATACAATTCAGTTTATTAATAATTCTGGTGTCACAACAACACTAAATTACTCTTCTGGTGGTCCTATTGGTCCATGGACAAGACCAACAGAAATTACCGTTGAAAATGATGGACTTCATTTCAAAGTTAACCATAAGAATCATGGAATGTATGATGATGGCAATACGGTTACTATCTCTGGGGTCGCGCCAGATACAAAACCAACTAAATTGACTACAGCATATACTGCAGATTCTACTGGGGCACTTTCAGTAGATAACGGTAGTTTGTTCCAGCAATTTGAGAGCGTTGGTGTTGGAACTACAAATGTTGGTTATCTTCTGATTGGAGATGAAATTATAGGATTTACAACAGCAACTTCTGGTTCTATCGGAGGAACAATTACTAGAGGTAGCGATCCTAAAGATTATCCTGTCGGAACTCCTGTTTATAGATATGAACTTAATGGAGTTTCTCTCAGAAGAATCAATAAGTCGCATGAACTTGCAGATTCTACTGTTGCTGATTCAATTGGGTATGATCACTATAGATTGAAGATTGATATGTCTGCTGATGGTGCAGATAGAACTGCCTCATCTGGATGGCCAAAACTGTTTGTGAGGGAAAACAAGTCTGCTGGTGGATTTGGTATCAAGGCAACACAAAATATGCCTTATGAAATTATTACACCAATTGTTCAAAATATTACTCCAGAAGGAACTAATATTTCGGCAACAATTAGAACAGTAACTGGTAAGAGTTTGAGTGGAAATGAAATTTCATTCCTTGACAATGGTTTTGAGTCAATTTCTCTAAACAAACCAAATTATCTGTCATCTACACGAATTATTACTTCTGATGTCAATTCAGCAAATCTTCTGACATCTCTTCCTGGAAACAAAGCATTTAATATGAGTCTTCAATTATCCACCACGGATAGTCGCTTGTCGCCCGTAATTGATGGCCAAAGAGTTAGTACTATTTTGACTTCAAATAGAGTCAATAGTGTTATTGAAGATTTTGCGACGGACTCAAGAGTTTCTGGTATTGAGGGAGATCCTTCTTCATTCCAGTACATCTCTAAAGAGATGGGTCTTGAGAATGCAGCAACTTCAATTAAGATTATTACTTCTGCTCACATGAATCCATATACTGATATTAGAGCATTTTATGCTCTCGGAAATGATTCTGGATTTGATCCTATCTTTGTTCCATTCCCAGGATGGGATAATCTAAATGATAAGGGAGAAATCATCAATCTTGAAGATTGTAATGGAAAATCTGATTCATATGTTGAGTTGATTCAGGCAACTGTTGGTGAAATTGCCGATTCTTTCCAAGATTTCACCTTTACGAGAGATAATCTTCCATCATTCAAGCACTTTAGAATCAAACTCGTAATGACTTCTACAAGTCAATCATATCCACCTTCTCTTAGAGATCTTAGAGTTATCGCTCTGGCATAATTATGAACGAATACGTAAAAGTAAAGGATCACCTGAGTTTAGTCAGGGATCCTCGAACCAATGCAATACTCAACACTAGCAAGTCTGAGTATGATGAATATATGAAGGCAAGAAAGAAAAATGCCTCAAAAGCAGAACGAGTTGAACAACTTGAAACTGATGTCAACGATATTAAAAATGATTTGAGTGAAATTAAGTCTCTTTTGCTAGACCTGGCAAGAAAACAAGACTAAATATCAGTATAAGGAGAAATGTGTAAATGGCACAACCATCTACTAGGCAGGAGCTTATAGACTACTGCAAAAGACAACTTGGATATCCTGTTCTTGAAATCAATGTGGCTGATGAGCAGATTGATGACCTGGTAGATGACGCCATTCAGTTTTTTCAAGAAAGACATTTTGATGGTGTATACGAAACATATTATAAGTATAAAATTACTCAAAGTGATATTGATAGGGGAAGAACTAGAGGTGGTAGTAACACCGCAGTAGGTATTGCTACAACTACAGCATCAGTAACAATTGCAGGAGATAGTTCTGCTACTACTTTTACTTTTGAAGAAAATAGCAATTATTTACAAGTTCCGCCAAATATAATTGGTGTTACTAAATTGTTTCATTTTGATGGGACAAATACAGTAACGAACAATATGTTCAGTGTTAGATATCAAATGTTCCTTAATGATATCTACTATTGGGGCGCAACTGAGATGTTGACCTATGCAATGACAAAGACATATTTGGAAGATATCAATTTCTTATTGACAACTGATAAACAAATACGATTTAATAAGCGACAAGACCGATTATATTTGGATCTTGATTGGGGTTCTGTTAATGCTGATGATTATCTTATTATCCAATGCCATTCAACATTAGATCCAAATGATTATGCTAGAGTTTGGAATGATTCATTCATCAAACCATATCTCACCGCTTTAATTAAGAGGCAATGGGGAATGAATATGATGAAGTTTACTGGAGTTAAACTTCCAGGTGGTGTTGAATTAAATGGTAGACAAATGTATGATGATGCAGAAAAAGACTTAGAAAAAATAATGGAGAAGATGTCAAATACATATGAACTCCCACCATTCGATATGATCGGTTGATATTATGGCATTAAATCCTTTCTTTCTTCAAGGTGCTCCATCAGAACAGAATCTGATTCAGGACTTAATTAATGAACAACTTCGTATGTATGGAGTTGAAGTTCATTATATGCCCAGAAAATTTATTACAGAAAAAACTGTTATTAGAGAAGTTATTGAATCTGAGTTTGATGAAGCCCATCCAATTGAAGCATATGTAGAAAACTTTGAGGGATATGGCGATCAGACAACAATTTTATCTAAATTTGGAATCCAATCAACTCAAGAAATAACTCTCACAATTTCAAAAGAAAGATTTGAGAATTATATTTCTCCACTTTTAGCAGGAAAAGATAATATAAAAATTAGCAATAGGCCTAAAGAAGGTGACCTAATTTATTTCCCTCTTGGGGATAGATTATTTGAAATTAAGTTTGTAGAGCACGAAAAACCTTTCTATCAGTTACAGAAAGGATACGTATATACAGTAAAGTGTGAACTCTTCAGATACGAAAACGAAGTTATCGATACTGATATTGCTGAAATTGATGATTCGATTGCGGGAACTTTAGGTGCTTCTGATTCAGAACTTCTGGGTGGTGATGCAATGACAACACTCCTAAGTCTTGTTGGGGTTGGAACAACTGCATTAGCAACTGTAGGGTATATTTCTGATGGTGGTATTAGACAAATTAGTGTCACAAATCGTGGCGGCGGATATACTTACAATCCAAGAGTTGCAATATCATCCTCTCCAGGTGTAACTGGAATAGCAACTGCGGAGAGAATTTCTGGAATTGTTGCCTGCGAACTCAACGCAAATCCAGTCGCAGAATCTATTCAAAGAGTTCTTCTTACAAATCCAGG